TGCAATTCGTTGTCTATTGATATAATATTAGGAGGAATTATTGCTTGACTTTGCCAACCACCTAAATTAGATATAGAAACACCTTTATGTGTTTTTCTACATTCTTTAATATTAGATACTAACTTTTTTAAATTTATATTTTTTAAAAAATCTATATACAGATATTCTTTAAATATTTCCTGAAAAATCATATTTAAAAATCACCTATTTTTTCAATCATAGTTTTTAATTTTTTATTCATAAAGTAAGGTAATAATAATGATCTATCTTTTACTTTATAATTTTTAAATGTATTTATTATATTCGTTTCTATCGTTAGTGGTATTTGTGATAAGTCTATTAGTTTCTTATTTCTATTATAATACTTCTTTGTTTCTGCACCTAATGGTATATTTTCAATATCTTTCCATTCTTCTAATTGTTTTGCTCTGATAGGTTTTTGTCTTTCGTTTCTTACAAAGATTTCATCATCACTTAATATATTAGGTACACCGTCTGATCTATCACCTTTGATAATTTGTTCTCTTAAAAATTTTACAGGATCCTCGTTTTCACCTATATAACCTTTTAATAAAGGCGACCATTGATAAACATTACCATAATGTTGTAGTTGTACAAAGTCTTTATCACCTGAAACGATTAAATACTTGTCTTCAGTTTGTTGTTTTACTAATGTAGCAATAATATCATCTGCCTCGGAGTTCTCTACATACATTACAACATATGGAAAGTTCTCTTTTAATTCATTCTTAATTTCAGTTATAACATTAAAGATATTATCCCAATCAAAAGGACCATCTTGTCTTGCCATCTTTCTACTGTGTTTGTAGTGTGGATAAAAATCTCTACGCCAAGGATCACCTGCGTCTGAACACAATACCATTGTACCATATTCTTCTTTAAACTTTACATTAAAACCTCTTAACGAGTTTAATACCATATGCCTAATCATTTCTTTATTAGGTTTAACATCACCTTTGCCTCTAACTTGTGCCATAAGGTTTGATATTAAAACTTGATTAAGGTCTACTAGTATCATAGATATTTCTTTTTATACCATTTGTAAAATGCTTTATCTTCAAAGTATTCTGCAATGTGATTGGCAGGAACCTGATCACTACGAATACAATCTGCTATAGATTGATATTCTTTTTTAGAGATAGTTACTCCAATGTTTTGACTTTTTATTTTTGAGTTCATCTTTTAATACCTTAATTCTAAATTTATTACCGTCTATTGTAGTATTCATCCAACCACAATCTTGTGGTTCAAATATTTTTTTAAAATACTTATTTGTATTTTCTAATGCTTTGATCTCATTTAAAATTTGTGTTTTATTTGCCATATTTACTCCAAGATTTGTCTAGTACATAATATCAAACACCATTGATCATAGGTTCTATAATTGCGTCAACACCTGCAAGTTTCCATTCTGCACCTGTAATTAATCTATTACAAGTCATAGCAATTACAATGTGACCTAAAGTGTAAATGAAGGCACGACCAATACTTGTGCCTATCATACTTCTTAATGTATTGTATATTCCGTTTTTAAATTCTGTCATAGTGTGGTGGGGGCGCCGAAGCGCCCCTATTAATTATGCACCGTAAGCAGTATTACCGAATAATGCTTTTTGACCAGCAGCGATAACAGCTTTTGAAGGCGTACCGACTCTGTAAGAAACACCTTTTGATGATCTGTTTGTGTAAATCATCACACCTTGGTTTCTTAATTTACCAATCATTGAAGTTGGTGATCTAAGATCAAATTTTTGTCTTAGTGTTTTCCAAGTGATTTCTGCACCTGAATTTAAAAGGTTTAATACCTTTTGTGTTTTAGATATTTTAGCTCTTGCCATTTTATCTTCTCCTTTATTATTAAATAAAAATTTAAACATTTGTTTAAACTCCTTTCACGTTAACTATTTTACAACCTGTGAAGGCGATTGCATTTGCAATTCTTTTAGTCATCTAAATCTCCGTCTGGTTCAAAGAAACCTGCGGTATCATTTAGATCCTTTAATTCTTTTTTAATTTCTGTACTAATCGGTTGTGGCGATTTAGTTGATACATCTATGACTTTTGAATAATCAATCTTTGCTGATAGGTTACCATTTCTACTTGTTTTTAAATTAATCATTTTGTCTGATAACTTTTGAGCAGGATGTTGTAATCCAAAATCTCTATAAATCATACCTCTCATAATATCAACTAACAATGCTAAGTCTTTTGTAAACTGTGGTTGTTGTGTTTTCATTGCTAAATCTACAAATCTTTTTAATAAGTCCATACTAATATCATCAACTGCCGTTTCAACAAATTTTTTAGTTTGTTGTTTTTGTATTTCTTTAGCAACCTTTTCACCCATTTTACGTCTTTGTTCATCAAGTTCTTTACTACGTTGATTAACAATTCTTTCAGTAGGAAAATGTATTATCTTATCATCACTCACTAATAATCTCACCTTTAAAATTTACCTTTCCCTTTTCTACAAAGTATTCAATTAGTTGATTATAACCACCAACTAGTACATCATTAATTTTTATTTGTGGCATTGTTCTAACTTTTTTACCAACGTGTTCTACTAATTTATCTACATCACCGTTAAAATCTTTTTCAAAACTCATTTCTTCGTACTCTAGGCCAAGTGATTTTACAAGGTGCTTGGCCTTGGTACAATACTGACAGTTATTTTTACTGTAAATTACTATCTTCATTTTCTTCTTTTTTGATTAAGTTATCGTATGCTATTTGTGCCTTTTCTTTTACATTGTAGGCGTCAACAGCTTCTGCAATGGTAAAGTTATACATCTTATTGTATTCACCCATTGGCAATCTTAAACCAATCCAACTTCTATAATAACCTTGTTTAGTTATAGTTACATCTTTAGCAAAGATTTCATAACCTCTAACAGGTGTATCTTTAATCAAGTTTACAATCGTACTCTCAACTTCGGATACAGTAGTTTTAGTATGAGTCTTTCCTAATTCTGTTATGAATTGTTTAGAAGACTTATTCATTTCACCTTTAATAATATCGGCAAGTTCTGCTTTTGCCAACATCATACCTTTTTCAATTGATAATGATAAGTCTGGCGATACAGCAGTACCGACACCAAAGATACACATTTTATCTTTGTCTTTACCGAAGGTTGGTGTATCACACGCCTTCTTTTCAGAAAAATCTGCCATATACCATTTTGGTACGGTATTTAAGACTTTACCTTTTTCTGATTTCATCTTATAAGAACCAGCACAATTTGTTAGTAATAAACTAGCAATTAATACTGATATTACTTTTAGTTGTTTCATCATATATTTTACACACTCCTTTTCATAGTATATACTATTTCTTGTAATTTGTCAAGCCCTAATTGAACATAGTTCAAAATATCAGTAAAACCAATATCGGTTTGAGTTACAACAATAGTTATAAGAGCGATAATGATTAAGTTTTTAATCATTGGACCTCCCATTCACCGTTCACTTTTAGACACGTCTTTCCGAACGACTTAAAAACGTGGTTAGGTCTACTATAGTACCTACAATATTCTGGAGCAGATACATCCCTATAGTAAAACTGAGCAAATAACTCCCAATAACCTGGTGTTTCTATGCCTTTTTTACCGTCTGCACACTCCAAAATTTCTTCTTTCACAATGGTATCACCCACTTGTTTAATTTCTACTTTAACAAAACAATATTGACCATCAGTTTTTTCTGGCGATATTGATTTAATTTTACTATGTAATATTTGTTCACCTGATATTGCCTTTTCGATTAAAGCAGGCACTAGTAATAATGCCACAAAAACTAAAAATAAAATTCTTTTCTTATTCATCATCTTTTTTCAACCCACTTACCATCTGGCATTTGACACGCTGTACCAAACACAACGTTTCTATTTACATTACCAATACCGATCAACGGCCATTGATTAGTAATATCTATAGTTGCGTCATAATCTTTACACTTAAAAGGACCTTCAAGGTATGATCTCGTAACTTTAATCACACCAGAGTTACCTGTCTTTTGATTGTACCAGTTTGTATAACTAGAACCACCAGGACCATTGTTTAAATGATCTACAAAAACTGCATTGTGTACATCATAATCTGAATTGTACATAATTTCTGCACCTGCAAAAGCACCACCCACAGCACACGTAGCAATTACAGCAGGATGACTTGCACCCATTTCTACACAAGTTGCTGTTGTTGTGGTAGAACCTAATACGGCACCGACTTGTGATCTATTAGCAGAACAATTTGCTAATAATAAACTTATTGATATTAATAATATATTTTTAAGCATTTAATTTTTTTATTGTATCATTTACTTCGTAAAGTTTATCTTCTACTTCTTGTATTTTAACAGACGGACCACTAAATTCATAAATTTCTAATTGATCTGTAAGTTCTTTTTTTTCTTCTTCTAATCTTTTTAATTGTAATTCTTTATTTGACATATTTACCTTTATCATTTGCTAATAACAGACATTGATATTGAATATCAGCAATTATATTATTGATTTCTTCTTCGGATGATTTAGGGTTACCATACTTCATAACCCTTAACTCATCTGATTTCTTTTTAACAGAATCAATCTTATCGCAAAAATCACTAATCTTGTGAAGCATTATTTTGTCCTGTTAAGTTAGTAAAAAAAGATTTAATCATTGACCAATTTTTAGCATTCTGTTCTTTACCAGCCTGCCAAGATGCCTTTTGATATTCTTTAATATCTGCCCATTCATTTGTTGCCCAACTGCTAACATTTGAAGGTACTTCACTTAAAGTTGTAACAAACTCACTTGGTGTTACAGTTTTGTTTTCATCTGCTAATGATTCAGCATACATTTGAAAACTAAATGCTATAACAAATAAAATTAGAAACAATAGTTTCTTCATACTTTTCTCCCCATAGTTTTAAAGTCCTTGGCGTCAACCACCATATAAGGACCTTTGTTATATGCCACACTAATTGTCTTGCCAGCAGGAAGTTGTGTAGCATAAACTCTCTTTGCTGTACTACCACCGATATTATTACTGCACGGTATAGAATAGTCTGTTTTATACATTGACAAGTCTAAAGTTTCGCCACTAGATTTGATGTTAGGTCTTTTAAATTTACAAACCGTTTCAAACGTAGTTTTGATACCTTTAGATATTAACCACTTATAATGGTCTAGTCTTATTTTGTATAGTTCTTTTTTTGTTTTCAATTAATAATCTCTTATTGAAGTTGGTATAGAATCTGCTCTTACTTCAGCAAATGATCTACCGAAAATCTTTTGATAAAAAGTTTCTCTCGGTTCTGTAGTCAAGTAACAAGATAACAAGTTCTCAAAATTAATATCAACATTAGAGTAATACTCTGGATGTTGTTTTTTAAGTTCTATGTGATCTTTGAAGAATTGAATACGATTAGTATAATAATCTACCTCTTTTTCTTCAAGTGTATCTTTTTTTGATAAAGCAATATCTTTATCTTTTGCAACGTAAAACTCTTTAAACAAGTTTTCTTTATCGTATCTAAATGACATATATTTGTCCTTTCATAGTTTTTGTTAGTTTATTCATTAATAGTATCATAAATTGATGTATTTGTCAAGCTATTAAAAATTCGCATATTTACTGTGTTTTTGTGCATATTAATCGTCCGAGGATGACCGAGGATTGATGATTCGCACCATCCACGACTAGTCTATCACTCATTTTCCTTGTTCACTTTCAATCTCTAGTTGTAATTGAGTATCAATGTCGGATTGTACTTTTGCCCACTTATCAAATTCATCAATTTCATTTTGTAGTTTATCTCTATACGTAACCAAAGTATCTTTACAATCAATGGTTCTTCCTTCGTCTAATTGGTCAATTGCCAAATTCAAAATATCAACTGTTGCTATTGTTGCTATCATACTCTTACCTCCTTTTCATCTGCGTGTGTATTAATTTCTACTAATCCGTCTTCTTCGGCATATTCTTCATCTTCATATTTTACTTTACCGATATATTCAGTTTGACCACTATCTGAATAATTAGCGTCAACCATATAAGTTTCAACACCATCTTTTGTTTCAGTTATCTCGTGGTTAATCTGTGAGTGGTCAATACCACATTCACTAAATTTTACATCTGCCTCGTCTTTATCATTTGCTAATACTTCTTGTTCAATCACAAGTGTATAATAAGTTTTCTTTCTGTATAAGTTTTTACCTATATCATCTTTTAGATAAATTACGTTTGTATCAATTGCCATAGTTTAGTCCTCCTTGTTACTTGTTATCTTCACTACTCATTAATAAAACAATATAGTGAATTGCTTTTAATAAATCTTTTCTATTCTTGCCTTGTTTCTTACCGTATCTACATAGATACTTAATTGCATTTGCCTGGCAGAAATCTTTATCAATACCTAATTGTCTTAGCATATCTTGTACTTGAAAACCATCTTTAGTGGTACTGTAATGTTCACCATAAGTTGATTTTATATAGTCTGAAATTTCTTTGATTATTTTATCTTCGTTATATTTCATTCACTTCCTCTTTCATTAAATAGTTTACTTCTTTTCTTAATTCTCTAATACCCATTTTACTAAAATTCATAAATCTTGGTCTGATACCATTTACTGACTTATATTCGTCCCATATGTATTCTATTAAATTTTGTCTTACTAAATCTCTTAATGTAAAAATACCATAACTAACCCAATGGTCAGCGTGTTCTATCATCAAACCTTTGAAACTACCAGTACCTTTATTTTCTTCATTATACTTACGAGCACCTTCATTGTACTTTTTAATGTAGTTAATTAAGTTTTGTGATATTTGTTTTGTCATATTTGTGTTACCCATTTAAACTATAATAAATTACATCATCAATGTTGTGTTCATCAATATCTAACATATTAACATTGTCAACATTTAAGATTTCTTTTTTTGCCTTGTCTTCATCAATTTGACCTGATTTCATACAAGCAATTATTTTGTCAACTTGATTTTCTGCATTATCTGAATAGTATTGTTTAGTTTTAGACATAGTGTTTTTCTCCTTTGTTCATCATTAGTATATCAAAAATTTGAAGCAATGTCAAGTAGTTTCTTTGTCTTGCCTCTTGTATTCTTTGTTTTAATGTTTTATTCATACTATTATAGTATCATACCTAACCTAAAAGTCAAGCATTAAAAAACGTTGATTTTATTGACTTTTTAAAAGAACAAAGAGAGAACACCCTTTATTTCCAATGATTTTTGACCCATTCTATGGTATTTTTGTCGTATGATTCGTGTGGATGTAAGTCTATTAGTTCGTGTGGATTAGGTTTACCGTGAAATACTGCGATTTTAGTACCACTTTTTCTTTCAAGTGTCCATTTTTCTCTATGAAACCTAGGTGATTCTCTATCAAACCATTTTGCTGAAAAAGTCCACTCATCTGGATATGCTTTGTAGTAAGTTGTTTTCTTTATTGTCTGTGATATGACATTTTGATCACCTTGTAATTTATCAAAATTCTTTTTATCTTTCTGATATTCTTGCCATACGTATTTTGTCATAATATCATTGTTAAATCTCATAACACTAGAATTAAATAGTTTAGTTGATTTATTAAAATCATTTATACCTATAAACTTTGTATCTTTTTCATATTCAATAAAACAATCAATGTTTTCTAATATCACTACATCTAAATCTAGGTAGAAACAAGTACCTTGTAGATTTGCCTCTGGACTAAACAATGTGAGTTTGTTCCACCAACCTTCGTATGTATGAAAAGGCAACTTTCTTATTTCTACGTTTGCACCTGGTACTAACTTGTGCATTTTAACGTGATCAGTATAAATGATAAATTTGTGTGGTATGGTTAAATGTCTTTCAACCATATTATAAAGGACTTTTACGTAATCCGTTTTATACTTATTGCCCCAATATAAACATACTACATTAACCAGTTCCATATCGCCCTTAATGCTAGTAATAGATACATAAACTCCATCAATGCTCTAGGTATATCTTTATCTTTGATACCCATATAAATCCATATACTACAAGAAAATGTGGCAATCGCCCATCCAATCCATTGTGTATCAGGATTTGCATTTGATAAAACAAACGCACCTATCATTGCTAATAAAAAACCTAACCAACGCCAACCATCTATCTTTTTATAATATCTAATTTTCATTTTGTTCTTTTAGTATTTTATATGCTGTACCGTTTTCTATTTCTTTTATTGTAAACTGATTTTCTGCAACAAACTTTAACCACTCTTCCATAGTTTTACGACCAGGTCTTAATGGTTTTTTTATTTTACTTATATCTCTACTTGATACAGGTCCCATTATACTACTACCTTCAGCAAATACAGGTACCATATTCATTAGGGCATCAACACCAGATAATGACATATTTGTAACTAAACAATGAGCATACTTTAATTGATCTTTAATATCTGTTTCCCACCATTCGTTACCTGGTCTAGGTTTATTTCTAAAGACAATAGGCATATCTGTATGTTTTTTAATTTCTTGTTTTGCAATTTTTACCCATTCGTCTTGTGATATACCATTCATATGAAACGTTACAGTTTGTGATGACGGACAGAGCAAAATATGTTTAGTAACACCTGTATTCCATCCCTTAAATTCTGCGTCAATTCCTTGATGACGTAAGTATTCTAATCTTTGACCAGTACCTACTCTACCATAATTTGTATGTATACCACCTTTACATATTCTAAAATAAGTTTTATCATAATCGTGTATTATAGGACTAGGGTATCTAGTTATTTGTTGTGTTAAGTAACCTACATCTATATACCACCATTCTTCTTTTTTATTCATACACTCTTTTATTTTAGATACATTATTTCCACCTAATCCCCAAAAAAAGTTTATAGGTTTATCTTCGTCTTGCCAACCTTTTTCAATTGCTGGAAAGATTTGATGTGATAAACAATCTGTTTTAGCTAGTTTGTGTGTTATTATCATCTTTTTTTATATCCTAAATTTTCAAAATCAACTGACAAATATGTATTCACAAAGTCGGTACATTCATCTAAATTTTTTGTATAATCAGACTTAAATTCTGGATTTGCTGTATTTCTTACTTTAATTTTATCTATATCATATGATTTTAAAAAATTTTCAACCTCATTATAATTTTCATATTTAAAAATCTTAATCATTTCAGAACCCTCAATAAATTGACTTTGTGATTTTGTGCAAAGATATGGTTTAAAGTGTTCTTTTTTTTCTTCAAACCATTTTTTACATTTTTTGATATGTTCATTCATAGAATATTCATTATGTTTTTTTCTAATCATATTAAAGAAAGAAATAAATCTATCATAAGGATTTCTAACTATAGAAAATTTTACTAATTTTTCCATTTCTTTTTTAGTTATAATATTATAATTCATATACATTTTATAAGTTAAATGTGCTGTCCATATTTCTTCATTTAAAAAATTCATATTCTCACAATACAATCTTTTTCTCATTGACCAATCTAAACCATCTCTTTCTAAAAAATGTTTTACAATAGTCTGACCACCAGTTTTAGGTATATGTATGAATAATAAATTATCTTCTTTACTATACATTACTGTAATCTATTTACCACTTCATATGCCGTACCGTTTTTAATTTCTTCCATTGTAAACTGACAACTCAATAAACTATCAATCCATTGTGTTATTAAATCTTCGTCTGGATAAAATGGTGTTTCAATTCTACTTATATCTGTTTCTGAAACAGGTTTAGATTGTGATACTTCATCACAAAAACTTGGCACACCATTTAATATTGCATTAATGGCTACTGTTGATTGATACGTTACAACAGCGTGACAATCTTTTAACTGTTCTTCTAATGATAATTTTGTATCTTTTGTTCTAACAATAATATTTCTATCTGTATATTTACTAATCTCAGTAATCATACTTTCAATGTACATATCTTCAAAACCAAGGTCATATAATCTACAGATTGCTTTAGTAGGTGGACATAATAAGATATGTTCACCATCTTTTTTAAATGGTTTTAC